TTACCAAATGTTTTTACCAAAAGTTTACTTTATTTTCTGCTTCGATAGTTTCATAGTGTTCTATCTTTGGTAAATAATCTTCTAAGTTCTTTGGATAAGGATAAACTTTGTGTTTCAATTTTGATTTCAACTTCTTAGTTTCTCCTTTAGTTTGACCTAATATCTGAATGTATCTATTCTTAGGTGCTTCTTTCTTTCTCCAAAATTCTTTATAACCATCTTTACCAACTGCCTCTTTTAGTTTTTCAATATTATGAGAACCCCATTTAGAAAATACAGTTCTTGAATGTATCCACTTATAAGGGTCATTTGAAAGTGATATACCAAAGTTTGGCATCAGTTGTATTTGTGATGTATCTTGGAATAACCAATTCGTTGCTTGGTAGATTCCTCCAAGATGTCCTTGTTCTGAATCAGAATAAGAAATCAACATCTTTATATTAGGTGCATTTTCTTTCAACCACTTAAACGATTTTCCCATACAGAAGCTTTCAATATTAGAACCGAACCCATCGTGTATAAAGAGACGTGTAAGTTCTAAACACTCATCTTTACCCAATCCATCAACTACTGAGGTTACTGCTGACCTACCTACGGGATAACCATAAATAAGACATCCTATGAGTTGTTCTGTGTTACCTAACACATCTTTGGTATCGGATTCGTAAAATACTCCAAGAGCGTATCTACACATTGAAAATGCGTGTGTATAATGATACTTTACAATCATATCTTTACCAGCTGCTTTACTGATTTCTCTGATTGTAATTTTAGATATATCTACATAATGTTTACCTTCTTCTTTCATAAACTACCACTCCAAAATTCATTTAGATGTTGCCAAGTTTTATTTTTAACAATCTTAACTACATTGGCAGGTGATACTTTATTATTACGAGCTATAACTCTTATGTTACGATGCCCCATTCTCCAAAGTTTTCTGATATCTAAAACTTGTTCATCAGTTAACTTTGCCGATGGATGTGTTTGTCCTCTTCTTATTGGCATTAATCTGTAATTAAATTTCCAAAGGTTGTTTTTAACCAATCATTGATATCACCAAAAGCACCAGTTACTTTATATTTTAAAATAACTTTCATAAAATCCATTTTGTTTAATGGAGTTATAGGTTCATTGAATCTATCTAAGGTATTCATTTTAATAGTACCACTAATATCAACATCATCCAATTGCATCAATTCTCTATTAAGTAGAATTTGGCTTTTAGCTTCTATGATATCTTTGTATATTTTAATCTTACCTTTAGTTTCATCTTTCTTCTCTTCAGCTAACCTTAGTAAATCATCAACTTCTAATTTTACATCTTCTGTAATTTCAGGAAATCTCTTTACTACGGTTTTTATACCACATCCATATACACCAGGTATATTATCTGATTTATCACCATCTAATACTCTGTATAACAAAAGGTTCTTTGATTCGATACCAAATTCCTCTTTTACCATAGATTTGTTGTACATTTTCTTTTTGGTAGGTGACCAAACAATGGTTGTATCATCAACTAATTGAAGGAAATCCTTATCAGTTGACATAATCACTGCTTGTTCATCTTCTTTTAAAAGTGTAGTAGAAATATAAGCCATGATATCATCGGCTTCAACACCATCGTATATCATAGTTGTAAGAGGAAGTTTATCTAACATTTCGTTTAACCAAACGAATTGTCTTTTCATGGATTCTCTTTCATCCTCATCGTTCATCATATCAGCATATGCTCGATTTACTCTGAGTTTGTTTTTATCTCTCTGTGCTTTATATCCACCGAATTTCTTTTTACGAGAAGTAGAACCACCTTTACCATCAAATACAACAACAACACGAGTCGGTTGAGTCTGTCTGATTGCATACCCTATTGATTTAAGTACACCAGTTACTCCTGCAACATGGTCTCCATTATCATTCATAGTTGGTATCGATGACCAACATCTGATAAAGGTATTTAACCCATCGATAATAAGTACACGAGAATTCTTGTGTTTATCGATATTTTGAGTTCTATCAGTTTCAACTGACTCTAAAATGTTCTTGTATAGTTGTTTCATGTAAGAAGTTCTTTGTTTGGTTCTTGGTTTTCATAATATTCTAATGCTTCCAATCTATCTAATGCGCCAGATAGAAGTTCTAACGCTTCTTCTGCATTTTTATAGAAATCTTCAGTAGAATGGTCACCAATACCAACAGCCTTCTTATCTAATAAGTCGAGAGATAATAGTGCCTTAGCTTTATCAGCTTCGGCACTTTTTCTCAACATAGTAATTAATTTACTCATGTTATTCAGGTATTAAATTAGGGTCATGTTCTAATGCTTCAATATCTTTGGTATCTGATTTATATTGTAAGATTTGTACCTCACATATCTTTTTATAAATCTGTTCTCTAATTTCACCCCTTTCTTCCATAATATCTATGAAATCCTTAGATTGAAATTTAAGTTCTTCACCAGTTTCAGTATCTACATAAGAGTACCATGCACCTGCTTGTTTTACTATTTTGTTTTCTTTCATTACCTTTAACCACGAACCGTAGTTATCGATACCTCTATCAAAGTAGATTTCAAAATCAGTTGAACGTAATGGAGGACCCATTCTGTTCTTAACCACTTGGCATCTTACTTTCATACCAACAATCTTATCGTTACCACCAATCTTCATTTTGATTTGACCAGCACCCTTCAATCTCAATCGTACAGAGGCATGGAAAGCAAGAGCTTTACCACCCGAAGTAGTCCATGGGTCACCGAACGGCATAGCGTTCATCTTTTGTCTAAGTTGATTAGTGTAAACTAACAAGATTTTTTGTCTACCAATCATATTGGTAATTTTCCTCATCGCTTTCGAGATGATGATTGCTTTGTCAGTAGCGTAACCATCTTTACCATAATCAGAAGCAAGTTCAGCTTGTGTTGAAGCTGCTGCAACTGAATCTGTTACAATAGTTACCAATCTATCTTTTGAAGTTTCTCGAACCTTTTCAATAATTGTTTCAGTCATATCAAAGATTTGTTCAACTGAATCTGCTGATACATAAAGAAGTTTAGAAACATCCACACCGATAGCTTCTAAAAATTCTCTACTTACTGCAGTTTCAGTATCAATCAATACAGCAACACCACCTTGCTTTTGTGTTTCTGCAAGGAGGTGAGCTGATACTAATGATTTTCCTGATTGTTCGAGACCTGTTATTTCAACGATTCTACCAACTGGCAACCCACCATAAGGGCGGTTAGAAATTGCTACATCTAACATAGCACATCCAGTCGATACCCATCCATCTACATTTGTAGGTGCACTGTCATCATCTAAGAAAAATGCTACTTTGTTATCTTTAGCTTGTTTGTTAAGTTCACCCGCCAGAATATCTGCCAAGTCTACTTCTTGTTTCTTTTTTGCCATTTAGTTTGGTTTAGTTATTGAATAAATCATCAAATGCTGCTGCAACATCATCAGTTTTCTTTGCAGATTCTGTTGTTGTAGGAGCCGCTGCTACTGGAGCAGTTGTTTTAACCTCTGCTTGTGCAGCTGGTTTAGATGGAGTAGATAGAACCTCTTGAGATGCTGAACCTTGTTCACCTTCTGCAGTTGGGTTTAACCATCCTTCTAATACTGATTTTAATTCATCATAAGATAATTCAGAATATAAATCTGTAATTTCAGTTTGTGATTCTAAGAACGAAGTTGCTCTTGTAGCATCCTCACTTACTGCAGTTTCACTTGGTTTTACTCTAATAGTAGTAGTTGGGTATGATGTACCAGCTTCTTCTGCTGATTTATACTCAATTGTTAAATCTCTACCACTTGTAGGGTCTGTAATATCACCATAATCTGGATCAGCGATGTAACCTAAGATTTCTTGATATACAGTTTTACCAAATCCCCAAAATCTAACTCCTTCACCTTCTTCACCTCTTACAACAACAGGTACGAAAGTTCTCAACTTAGGCTCCATAGCCTTTGCTGCTTTCCAATCTTCTTTATCTCCCATTCTTTTTAGTTTATCCGCAAACTCTACAATAGGGTCTGGTCTACCAAATGATTGTGGTGATAAATAAGTTTTGTTGTTAATGTTGTAGTGAAAGTACAGTTCAATAAATGGATTATCTTGATTGAATTTGTAAGGAACGATTCTTACTTGATGTTTTCCTGGAGTTGGTTTCCAAAGTGCATCTGATTTACGTTGTGTGTTTTGTAGTTTGTTCAGTCTACCTCTGATTGCGTTAATGTCTAAAGCCATGATTTTTACCTTTTAGTGTTAATTATTAATTGTTTTATCGGTGTGTGTTTTATACATATAAATATACGAAAATCGAAAAAACCACCGAAGAATCTTCTCAAAATTCGTATTTATTTTTATTATTTTGCCCACTTACCGTTACTAACGATTTGGGCTATAATTCCATAAACTGATAGGTCTTGGTATGAATCTTCGATTGCTTCTCCAACCTCATCTTTCTTACCTTGTACTACCATTTGTTTTAATCTTTGAATCTTATCATTCATTCTAAACCAAAGACCTGTAAGTGCTATATTTTTATCAGCCCTACTCTTTAAATCAGAACCAACAGAAATGTTATCTGGTCCATAGTTTGCTTGTTTCTTACAGAAAAGTTCGTACTGAGTAAACATGATTCTTTTGAATTCATCTGTCATCTCAGGCCATTCCTTTTCCATAGTCTCTACGATATCTGGATTATCGTATTTGATTACAGAGTATTCAACCTCATCAATAGGTTTGATATTTAAACTGTGTCTTTTTGTAGATTGTTTTACTACCCTTGGGGTAGATTTTGTAGTTGTAGATTTTTTTGCCATATTGTAACCTTTTAAATTTTATTTATACAAATATACGAATATTATTTTTAATATCCAAATTATTTTGAATTTATTTTAAATAAATAATTTATAATTTTTTTCTTCGTTTGTTGCAGCAATCTCATATGGGTGATTATCGTATCTGAATCCCATGTTGTAGTATCTTGTCATCCAAGATGGAGATTGTAAGTAATGTTGGTATTCGTGAACTAAAGTTTCCACGATATGTTTTTTAGATTTCATCTTAGGATAATAAAGAACGATTGAGTTATCGATTCTATCAAACTCAGCTTCTGGAGTTTCTTCCCCCATCTTACCATCATCTTCTTCACCGCTCATTCTACCATAAATAGAAGTTTCATATTCGATATAAGGAGTTACTTCAGGAAAGTGTTTTGAGTAACCATAATAGTTTTCAATCTTTGGGAAAACTTCCTCAACTATCTTTTGTATATCCTTTAACTTCATATCTTACTTATTTACATAGTAAATATACGAAAATTATTTGATATATCCAAATAAAAAGTGAATTATCTTTTTAAGATAAGTGCTTCTCTTTTATTTTTGCTATTATATTAGCAAATATAGTGTCTAATTTACTTTTATCATTAGTTGGAAGACCATGTATTTCTGTTGTAATTATTTCTTTTGTACGATTTTGTCTCATAATATCATATTCTTTTTTTAATTAAAATTTTAATTACTTATATTACCAAAGGGTACATCTATTTTATTATAATCTACTAAGATACCATCTTCACTATGTATTAATACATCTTCAAATCCTAATCTTTGTAAATCATCTACCATTGTACCTATAAATCTACCTATTCCATTTGCTACATCTTTATAGTTAAAGTGATACATTGGAATACCCATTTTAGATTCACCAATGAATTCTATATCTGTTTTTAAATGTCTTTCTGATTTTCCACTAAAACCTCCTCCACTACAACCGGCATATCCACAGTTGTTATCACAATAGTAATGTCCACATCCTGCCCATGGGTAGCTACAATAAGTACATATGTTGTGCATTATACTAAATGTACCATCACCTTGTTTTGAATCAACTAAGAAATAATCATATGGTTCAAAATCTAAGTTATAAATAGTAACATCATTTTGCCATACCATTTCTAAGTTTGTAATTTCTTTACTTGTAATTTCATTAGAACCAGAATTATAATATACAATAGAATCACCAACTAATAGTTTATTTACAAATTCAAATTGAGTTGTTTCAGCTGAACCAGAAGTTTTTATATAAACTTCAGAGGTTGGTGAATCAATCATAATGCTATTATCAGAAAAAGTTGCTTTAACAAACATTGTATTCATACTTTGACTTACGATAGATTGTAGTTCTGAACCAGTAGTGGATAAAGTATCAGTTGTCACGGTCATACTTCCATAGTGTTCTAAATAATCATCACTTGGTTCACCAGTATGTTCAGAACCTGAAATCAATTCAAATAATGTTGATGTAATAGTATCACCTACTTGAATAGTACTTATGTTACCAATTGAACCATCACTCATTAATATATCACTTTCTAAATCTGTGTGATATGGTATTTTTTGTTTTTCAGCTAAAGCTTTGGTTATATATTTAGTTCTTGATAATGAATCAAATGTAATTCCATCATCTTCAAATGCAGTAGCTGCGAAGGACATTGGTACGTTTGATGACATTCTATATCCACCCAATGATATAATTTGTAAATCATGTGCATATATAATATCAAATCCTCTCATAACAACACTTCTACCATCAACAAAGTTTTTCGCATCTGTAAGGAATTCTTGAATAATATAATCTTCACTTTCTAAGTTATTTATATCACTTGTTAATTCTTCTTCAGTTCCATATCTTTTAATTGATGGATATATTTCCATATCATATGCAGGATATCTCGATTTTACAATTCCATTTGGTTCAGATGCATCAATATCCGTATCCAAATCTATCGTATTAGCAAAAAATCCATCAGATGAAGAGTAGTATGATTCAGGGATATCATCAGAGCCACTCATTAGGTTTAAGAACTCCATCTTATCATTACAATATAAGGAATCAACGATAGCAGATGCATCATATGCTTGTCTTAATATAAATTTATCCTCAGAATCTTCTACATTAGGTATGGTGATAGCATCAGCATCAACTTCATGTTTTACAAATGTAATTCCTATATCATCACATCTTTGTTGTAGGGTATCTAGAAAAATAGTTGAATCACCATCTCTTCCT